TTCTCTAAATTATCAAGAGATGCAGGATTGCTAAAGTAAGCAACGCAAGCGGTAATGGTGTAATTCAATTTAACGCGAATTGTTGTTTTGCCTAGGACTTCGAGCTCCATATAAGGCGAGTCAGGGACAATAACTATCGCTGGGACAATTGGCGCCTCGGGCGCGTGATCATAGACATTGGCAGCTGTAGAGGCTAAAGCGGTTTTGATTGCACCGCGAACATCTTCGGCAATTGTGCTGGCTGGCATTAGCCCACCATCGTTTCAACATCAAGGTATGGCCCGAGTAAGCCAGTTACCTTGGCAAGTAAATTCTTAGATAGGCGGTAAGGGGTTACGCTAAAATCTATGCCTTCGATCGCTCCTCCAGCGGCTGTTCTGGCTTGGAAGATTTCGACTGAGATAGCCAGAATTGCAGCTTCAGCATTGGCATTTCCGACATAGGTTGATAATCCAGAGAGCGCAGCGTTTCCTGCTGGGATGATATTTTTCTCCAATATATCTGCATTGGTGATTGCGACTGTGAATACATAATCTGAAATCTCGTCATCGGTTACTGTGTGAGTGCCATTGAATGGTGATCCGCAACCAGTAATAATTACGGATTGGCCCTGAGTAAATTCGTGAATTGTTGCGGTCTCAAAGTAAGCGATATTATCCTCAAGCTTCACTTTGTTAATCTTGCTTTGGAAAGTAACTAGCATTGGGAGAACTAGATTCTCCGAGGCATCCACTATGTCGTTTAAATAAGCATCGTTATATAGGGATGACGAAACGCCAAGAATCGTCCTAAGCTCTGTGGCCGTAACTATCGTTGGCATTTCGTCATCCTTTCAAGCAGTTAGGTGAGCGGCCAGCTCGGGAGCGGACTGGCCCTCACTATTAGGGGTTTTACTATGCGTTGTCGTTCGAGGTGTATCCACCAGGAAGCTTTGGAGCTACTGCTGCATAGCCGTAATACATTACGGAGATTTGACCAGATGCAATTACATTGGTCTGAAGTGTTAAGCGAGCGCTTTCGTAGAAAGTAAGAGCATCAGGATTAATGACATAAATTGATCCATCGCCAGTTCCGGAAAGTGAGCGAGAAACATAAAGGTCAAGACCTGCAACATTTCCGCGTAGCGACTGTGGCGATAATGCACCAGCATTATTTTGAGGATTTGAGGCAATGTAAATTGGACGGCCATTGTCGTTCAATCCCATAATTTCAGCCCACACATCTGGAGAAACTGCAACATTGCGAGCAAAGCCGAGTGATCCTGTGTAGCAATTCTTTGCAGCGTTAGCAAAGAAAGCAAGATAGTTAGCAGCTGTTGCGCCAGCCTTAGCGGTTGAAGCAGTCGCTGTTGCAGAAGCGCGAGTTACTGCATAAGCATCAGTTGCCTTTGAGTATGCGAACTCCATTTGACGAACAAGTTCAGAAAAGAATGCTGGCGAACTTCTGTCAATGAGCTCTACAGATACGGTCTGCTGGCCCGCGAACTTTTTGACATCTACGGAAATATAAGCTGTTGCCATATCTGTCTCGGATGGACCAGCTGCTTCATTTGTCAAAGCTACTGTCGGAGCTGTATTTATGCGAGGCAACTCAAAAGTCATTCCCTGAGCAGCTAAGGTTTCCCTTGAAAGTGCATCAACGAAACCGCGATCTCCATTAGCAACACCATTAATTAATGTGGTGCTTTGTGGAGTTGGAATGAAACCAGCGTTGTCTGTGGTGTCATCAGCAGCGCGAACATAAGCGCGAGCTGCGTCATCTCCTAGAGCAGCGCGAATGCTGTTCTCTAGGTATTTTGCCTTTGTTAGCTCAAGGCGCGGAGCGGTGAAGAATGCTGGGCGAGGCGCAGCAGCTTCAACCTTGGCAGCTTCTACCGTTTCTTCGGCAGGAGCTTGAACGGTAGTGTCTGACACTTGTTCTCCTTCGGTTGGTTTGTCTGAATCAGCGGTTGCCAAATCAGAATCTTTCTTTTCTTCATTCTCTGATGCTGCAACGACTTCAGCGACTCTGGCTGAATCGATGGCCGGATCTGTAACAAGGCTGACCTCATCGAGAGTAGCTGAAGTAATCTGCATTACTCCCTTGTTATTTGTCCATTCATTTATTTGAGCGCCTACGCTAAATCCATCGCGTAGCCCTTCAGTTGCTTCAACTAGGGCATCTTCTCCAGCCATAGTATTTGCAATCTTAAAAGTGGCTTCAATTCCTAAGCTTGTTACATTGTGAGAGACCATCTTGCCAATTGGACGAGTGCGGTCGTGCTCAAGAAGCAATTTAACTGGCTTAATCTCAATGCTATCTGCTGCAAATACTGTTGGGCCTACTGAGGTATTGCCTTGCTCATTCCAAGTAACAATAGTCCCAGTAATGGTTCTCTTAATTGTGTCGGCAGCTGTAACTGCCATTGGCATATTAACCTTCATTTGGAATTAGATCTTCCTCTCGCTGAATTTGCTCAACGCTCATCGCGCCAATGCGGTTTAGGATTTCATAAACTTGAGCTCTCTCTAATGCGTTACCGCGTAAGAAATCATCAAGTGCAAAACGCACCATTACAGGATTAGGAACGAAGTCTGGTAATGATAAGCGTTCCTCAATCGCTTTAAGTATTGGGCGAAGTGAGAAATCAACTAATGAGCGCCGCTCTGTAACCGCGTTTGAGTAAGTCATTGAAGTTTGCTCGGCGCTCAAAAAGTAGGCAGGAATACCGCAAGCTCTGCTTAGTTCCAGCGCCACATACTGACGCGCTTCTGCGAGCTGCATCGTTTTAGGATCAAAGCCAAATTGTTGTAGGTCAATATCAGCATTTAAAAATGCCGTATTGCGGGACTGGCGCGCAATTTTCCAAGCAGCTAGTAAAGATGAAATTCTTTCGGCAGTTAAATTAGTTCCATTTGATTTTAAAACCATCATTGGAGAAGGTTCTTTGGCATAATTAACTGCTGCGTTTTCCAGATAAACTGCTGCAGTAATTGTTTTGCCAGCTCTATGAAGCAATCCCTCATCTGGGCCATCGAATCGAATGATTGAGCCAACGCCATTCATTGGCACTTGATAACCATCAACTCGATAACCAGTAATCTCTGTGTTAATTGAATTTGTTTCAACAGTTACTCTGTCTGGGCTGACGCGAGTCCAAGCTCTTACTCTGCCGCCATCTGTGGCCGAATACATTTCTTGAACAATTCCATACCCGACCCCATATAGCCAAATATCTTCGGCCAACCAATTATAAATTACAAATCCTGCAACTCTTGGGTCTGGTTGATTAATAACGCGATGCGGATCTACATACTGTCCAGTGATGCGATTGAAAGTTGTAAGAGGCAATGAGCCAATAGTTCCCGTAATAATATTTCTGGCGCGAGCTACTGAGGGGACGGACATAGCTATTGCGCGAGTGGTGCTAGTTGCTCCACCTAAAATATTATAAATTTGATCTTGAATTTGGACTGGCGTTAATGCAGCTTGGACATCAATAGCCGATTTTTTTGCTTCGACTGTTGGAAATAGGAAATCTCTTATAGCACCCATTGCTTACATTGTAAGCGAGCCGACTTACACTATTTGGATATCTACACCAGTTTCAGACATCGTTGCGTAGTGTGTTGCAAGGGCGCTGGCAATCGCTCCGCAAATTGTCGTATTACTTACCTTGCGACCCATTACCCAGCCGCCGTCTCCAAAGGGTAGCTTGACGGCGGATAGGCATTGCTTGGTCAGCTCATCTTGTCCCGAGTGAGCTAACCGCTGAGATGAAATTGCTCCCAGTAATTCATCGCAGCTTTGTGCATAGTCAAGGCCATCTATCGGCTCAACCCTAATACCAGCAGGGGCTAACCTAGCCGCTACCGCTGACGCAGTTCTGGCTGAATAGGCAACCAGCTGAACTGGATATTTTCGCACCCATTCTGCTACATCGTTAGCCATTGCTTTATCATCCAGATTGGCTGGATTATGCCAAGTCTGAAGCAATATGACTTGGAACTTATCGCCCTCAAGTCTTTGACTAGCGACTAGCGCCGCTTCTTTTCTACTAGGGCTTAGATCAATAGCCAACCAAGTATCAGATTCAGGGTTGAGTCGAAGTCCCTCAACTTTGCAACTCTCCCACTGAGACGGATTGATAACTGGGTTTATGGTATCGACCCATTGACATAAAACTTCTGTGCGCACAATATCCTCGGGGTCTGACAAGACGGCTCGGATATTATCTGGATGGACTGTTATGCCAAGTGACGGATTAGCTTGGCAGACACCTAGCCAGAAGTCTGGTGAGTTATCAAACTTAATGCCTTGGGGCGCTGACCATTCAAACCAGCCAATATCATCATTGCTACCGAATATGGCAGCCATTGCTCTTTCTCTAAGTTTATTTAGGACAATGCTGTGTTGATCTCCAGCATTTGAATAAACCCATATTTGAGGATTTGGGCTAGCCATTTGGGTATATCTCAAGGCAGACCAAACATCCTCATCTTTATACTCTCGGGCTTCGTCTAGGTGTATTGTTTCAGGGGCTGCAATGCCTCTACCAGCCGAGTTATTGGCCCTGACGATATATCGACGGCCTTCAGTAAATTGAAGCTCTTGAAAGCCTTTACTTTCTAGTTTTTTTGTAAATTCAGCAGCTAGTCTAGGGTTCTGCTCAATAATTCCATAAATCTTATAAAAGAGCTCAGCTGAAGTAGTTAGCTTATGAGCAGTATGGACTTGCAGTTTTTCTTTTAATACATAGATCCTAAATAGAATTTGAAGCGCCATAAAGGTTGATTTGCCTTGTTGCCGAGCGCAAAGCAAAGTAACTACTGGATGAGCCCATCGGCCATCGGGTTTCTGTTTTAAGCTGTGATGAGCCAACCATTGCTGCCAAGGCATCAGTTCAAACCCAATTTCCTCGCAGAATTTAATCATTTGCTCACCTAGTGAGGGTAAATTGTTGAGTTTTGTGTGAATTCGCGGTTCTGCCACACCTCGGTAAGTCGATTCGTCCCTGATTCGGGCAATCTCTCCCAATTGAGCCATTTCAATTTGTTTCATTCCTGATAGTGCCTAGCCGAGCCATTTTCAGGGAAAATCTTCCCAAT